CTCCAACAAAATTATCTGGGTCAAAGACTCCTGGGTGGAGTCTACCCATGACTGTCAAATTCCCATACTCGGTAACTTCATCCGGTATGAGATAGTTATGGTCAACTAGCCAAGATTTAACATAATCCAGCTAACCCCAGTCAAGGAGTGCCGTCATCTTGAGACCATTATAAACGTCCCAAGCAATCGGAACAGGATTCTAAGGATCAAAATCTGTTCCATTAGGTACAACTTTTATTCCATCTATGGTAAAGTTTGAGTATATTTCGCCATCAAGTTCAAATTCCTTGTAGGCCATATTCATGTCCGTAGACAAATAGGATTCACCAGTTATACTGAAAAATCCTAGTAAGTACAGAACCGGATCTATTACAAGAATGTTTAGGTCCTGATAACAAGATTCAAGCTGTTTAATCAGGTTGATATCTAGTGTAAAGATCGCAATATTGCGAATTCCACTGTCATAAGCCTCTTCAACTATAAGTTTTATCAAATTGTCAGATTCGATAAACTTCTAGAGGTCGGGGATCTTATTCCAGATTCGGAAGTCAAAAATTTACGACTTTAACAGATTGAGTACCTCCTTGGAAGTAAAAATCATGTTATCCGTACTAAGTAAGGTATTAAGCTAAAGCTAATCTTCTGTAGCAACGCTAAACCTATTGAGTGGTATATTAAGATATCTATACTTGTAGCTATCAATAAAATAATACTAGGAGAAGAAATCTCTTTAGAAGCCATAATGGACCCACAGGTCCCAAAAGTCTCTATAAGAGAAATCCTAGAATGATGCTGGACGCCTACCATGCTTAGAAAGCTTGGTTGTCCAAGAATCAGCCGCCTCTTTTGCAGCTTAAAGACCTTCACCTTTCATGAGGGTCTCATAATAAGACATCTTCATAATGTTAGATGACATTTGAAGGGCATCCTTTAAATCACTGTCTTCATTACGCTTGAGACGAGAAAAGACCTTTGCAAGTCTTTGATCATCTCCAGTGTCAATTACAGACTTTGGACTAAGGATCTTCAATGCGTTAACAACATCACCGAGTCTACCGATGACACGTTTATGTTTGTGAATACCACAGAGTGGTTTAAACGAACGGACGTAAGGTGAGAACCATGTTCCATTACTCAAACCCTTACAACGGAAAACGACCTCATTATAGAGATCACCACCCTTGTAGAGGAGATGGAACTATTCTACGAAATCATAGTCTGAAAGGAACAAGCCATCCCCACCCACTTCACTTGGCGAGAAGCGGATGAGGTTGTCAGGGTCCTCCGGCATTATGATAGATTGAAGTAACACTGCTACTTCAATATTCTCAAGGAATGAATCATTCACACGGAAAGAATGAAGACACTTCGTCCCAAGATTCTGGAATTTTCCAAGATTGGTGAACGAGACATCTTAACCCTTTCCTCCTTGAGGAATATCAAGCATAAGCTTGATCTTAGGATAATCCACATATGGTAAGTCCTAAGACCTTGTCTTAGTATTAAACTTCAACTCCTCAGATCTACTCTAAGGAATCAGTCCACATTCTTCACAGAAGTAGACGAACCTATTAGAGAGAAATGTGTCTTTGGCTGAGATCTTAAAATCCAATAATTAGAGAACTTCTAAGTGTCTCAACATTGGACTTGGATCCTAACCAATTACAACGAGGTCATCACCGACCATAGAAGCTTTGTAATTAAGCCTACAGTCGAAAAGTTACTAGACATCTCTTAAAACGAGATACTAGATTATAGTTAAGAACTATTTAGTCATTGGATCACCCATTAACCAACCCCTTCTCTTTAAATGCTAAGAGCAAAGTGGGAGAAGTGGATTTGGAGTGTCGATTTCTTCAATGTCGACATCAATAAGGTCTCCGTATGGACTAAGGGTCTTGGACTGCTTACACTAATGGTGGTGCAAGACTATCCTAGGACCACAGAATACGTCCCTGACAATTCTGAAGATATGAATTGGAAAGTTATTAAAACACTCTCCATCCTAATCTTTCTCTCCATATGAAAAGTAGTCAATGATCTGATCAAACAACCACCTTGCAAGCAAGGGATTTGCATAATCAGTCGCTGTCTCCAAATCAGTGGAGAGGCCAATATTGGTCTTAAAGCTTTGGAAGTCCTTCAGTTCAAAGGACTCCATGAAATTCCAGAGATGATTGGTTCCTCTCATTCCTGAGCGGACCTACTCTGGCCACTGGATGTGATGTAGAATATGAGCACAATATTACGCGAGGCACATGTAAGAATATGGTGCAACGGTAATGATACGTGCTTTAGACTACTCCCTAACGGTCGACATTCTAACGGATCTTATAAGACCCCTGGCTCGTGCCTAAAGCTTCCTCCTCTTAAGGGGAAGTAGGTATTCACCATTGGTCCAAGACTCGTAGTGGTCGATAGGATTCCAGAATTTTCCAACTAGATAGTCCAGGACCATCTTTTCATTTGATACTCTCTAGTTCTCAATCCTTTTCCAAGATTAGGAGAGAGAACCATTATGAGAAAAATCATATTCCCAAGATATAGACTAACTAAAGATTTACGCTAGATAATTGTTCTAGCCTCCAATCTTAACAGGTGATTCCAAACAAGATGATGATCCTGCGGATACCTTTGAATCGAAGGTTTTAATTGTATCTAACAACTTGTCCAGTTCGACACCATACCTACGCTATTCAGCATGGTGCACCGATCTCAGAGTCGGTGAGTCGAACAAACTTGAGACAGTTGACACTGCAAAGAACTTCAAGGCTGCATCGAGCTCCATCTAGGAGTTTGCACAGCCCGTAGCTCTAGTTTAAGTAAAAAGCATGATGCACTAGTATCTAGCTTTGCTATCATACATGTTGAGGACTCGCGTGAAGTGGAGAACATAGGTTTCAAAATACCTCGGTAGCTCCTCAGGGAGCGCAGCAGGATAGAAATCTTA